GGCTATGCGTCGGGTGCGTTGATCCGCCCTGACTTTGAAGCGGCATGGGTTGCGCCGCCGTGGCAGTCCATCGACCGCGAAAAAGACACCGCCGCCGACAAGGCACAAATCCGCAGCGGTCTTCTGCTGTGGGCGGATGCCGCCACCCGCAACGGCTACGACCCTGACGAGGCGATGGAAGAAATCGCAGCATTCCAGAAGAAGGCCGACGCGCTTGGCATCGTCCTCGACATCGACGTGCGGCAACGCGCGGGCAACGGCAACGCAGTAATCACAGGAGACACGGCTGATGCCGGAACGCAAACAGACGCCGGGAACGGTTGATCTGCCGCTACAGGTTCGGACGGGTTCCGTCCGCGCCGACAGCATCGACGTAGAGGCGCGCACCGTCGATCTGGTGTGGTCCACGGGCGCGGAAGTGCTGCGCCAGGATTGGTGGACGGGCAAACGCTACCACGAAAGCCTGTCGCTCGATCCCGCGCACGTCCGCATGGACCGCTTGAACAGCGGCGCGCCGGTTCTCGACACGCACGACACCTATTCGCTGGCGGCAGTCATCGGCGTTGTCCAGTCCGCGACTGTGGACGGCAACGAGGGCCGCGCCACCGTGCGCTTTGCCCGCACGCCCGAGGTCGATCCGATCTGGGCGAAGGTCGAGCAGGGCATCGTCCGCAACGTCAGCGTCGGCTACCGCGTCCACACCTACGAGAAGATCGAATCCGACGATGGCCCCGACACATGGCGGGCCACCGATTGGGAGCCCATGGAACTGAGTTTTGTCCCGGTTGGGGCCGATGCGGGCGCAGGGGTCCGCAGCGAAAACACCAAGACGTATCCCTGCACCATCCGGGCTTTGCCCGAGCCTGCTCATTCAGAGGAGACCCTTATGAGCGATGCCGTATCGGGCAACCCGCCCGTTGATGAGGCCCGTACCGAGACCGCCATTGCGGCGGCCATCGAGGCGGCCACCATCGAAACCCGCACCGAGAAGCACGCCAGCTTCAAGGAAGTCACCGCCGCCGTCCGTTCGGTCGGTCTGGATACCGAGTTCCGCGATGCCCTGTTCGGCAAAGTTGAGGACAAGGGTCTGACCATCGAGCAGGCCCGCGCAGCCATCTTCGATCACCTCGCCGAAAGGGACGAACAGGTGCGAACCGACAGCCACATCACCATCACCAAGGACGAACGCGACACGACCCGTTCGCTGGTCGAGAACGCCCTCATGCACCGCGCCGACCCGGCTGGTGTGAAGCTGGAAGACGGCGCCCGCCAGTTCATGGGCCTTCGCCTGCTGGAACTCGGCAGCGAAATCGCCCGCCGCGACGGTATCGACACGCGCGGCATGTCGCTGGTGGAACGCGCCGGCAACGTGCTGGGCCTGAACACCCGCTCGGGCGGCCTGCACACCACCTCGGACTTCCCGTATATCCTTGCGAACGTGGCGAACAAGTCGCTTCGCATGGGCTACGAGCAGGCTCCGCGCACCTTCCTGCCGTTCTGCCGCCGCGTGAACCTGCCCGACTTCAAGCAGGCCAGCCGCGTGCAGCTTGGCGAGGCCCCGGCGCTGAACGAAGTCAACGAGAACGGCGAGTTCACCTATGGGACCATCGGCGAAGGCCGCGAGGTCTACCAGCTCGCCACCTATGGCCGCATCGTCGCCATCAGCCGTCAGGCCATCATCAACGACGATCTGGGCGCCTTCACCCGCGTTCCGCAGTTGATGGGCAACGCCGCCGCCAATCTGGAAAGCAACACGGTCTACACGATCCTGACCGGCAATCCGACCATGGGCGACAGTGTGGCTCTGTTCGCCACGGCGCACGCTAACTTCCAGGGCACCGGCTCCGCCCCGGACGTGACCACCATCGGCGCGGCGATGACCGCCATCGGCTCCCAGACGGGCCTCGATGCGAGCACCTACCTGAACCTTCAGGGCCGCTACCTGATCGGCGGATGGCTGACCCACACGCTGCGGGCGCAGTACACATCGCCGAACTTCCAGCCGACCGCGCAGTCGGGCGTCAATCCCTACACCGGCCTGATCCCGATCACCGACGCCCGTATCACGGACACGTCCTGGTACGTCTCGGCTGACCCGTCCCAGATCGACACCATCGAGTACGCCTTCCTCGACGGCCAGGATGGTGTTTACACCGAAACCCGCATCGGTTTCGAGGTGGATGGCGTGGAGATCAAGGCCCGCCACGACTTCGCGGCCAAGGCCGTCGATTATCGCGGTCTTTATCGCAATGACGGCTCGGGCAACTAAGCACCCCCTCTGATTCAGGAGACCTGAAAAATGGCTACCAATTATGTTCAGGAGGGCTGCTTCGTCACGGTTGCTGCCCCCACCGGCGGCACCACGTCGGGCAACGCCTACCTTATCACTGGCATCTTCGGTGTTGCCTCCACCACCCAGCTTGTCGGGGTGGACGTGGAGCTGGCGACCGAAGGCGTCTGGACGCTGACGAAAGTCGGCTCGCAGGCGTGGTCGGTCGGTGATCGTATCTATTGGGATGACGCCAATTCGCGTTGCTCCAGCGATGCGGGCGCGGGCATCTACATCGGTGTGTGCACCGCCGCCGTGGCATCGGGCGCTGGCGACACCACCGGCAACGTCCGCCTCAACGGACTGACCCCGGCGCTGAACAACGGCGTGGTGAACGTCACCGCCGCCACTCTGACTGTCACCGCAGCCAAGCACGCGGGCAAGGTCGTCACGCTCAACAAGGCGGATGGCATCGCCGTCACGCTGCCGGCTGCGAGTGGAACGGGCAACACCTACAAGTTCTTTGTGGGTACGACCGTCTCGTCGGTTGGCACGACCATCAAGGTTGTCGGCAACGACACCATGGTGGGCAGCGCCATCAATGCCGCTGACGGCGGCGCAACTGCAGCGATGTTCGAGGCCAGCGGCACCGACGACACGATCACCATGGACGGCTCTACCACGGGCGGCATCAAGGGTGACTTCGTGGAGTTGATCGATGTGGCCGCCGATCTGTGGTCGGTGCGCGTGACCGGCTCCGCGACCGGCAGCGAGGCCACGCCGTTCAGCGCGACCGTTTCGTAACGTCTCTCCACTAAGGGCCGGGGCTTAACCGCTCCGGCCTCACTTCTTTTCGAGGCTCCCGACATGGCCAAGATCTTGATTGCTGCCACCGCCTTGGCGCTGGCAGCCTGCACCACCACGCCCGCTGACCAGAACATCCCCGCCATGAAGGTCAAGGCCGCAAGCTACGGCTTGGCGTGCCCCAAGGCTGACCCGCTGGTCACCTACGGCGGCGTATCCGAGGCGTCCGCTCAGTGGCCTTCTGCGGCGTTTCCGGGCGGGGTTATCAAGATGCCGCTCAAATACGCACAGCACGATTGGGCATCAGGTCCGCATGGCCACAACCGCATGGCCCATGAGGTCGCGCATACCTGCGGCGCTGACGAAACCACGGCGCGGTCTGTCGCCAACGCGTGGTGGCCCGTCGAGGCTGGATTCAATGGAGGGCTGCATGACTGACATGATCTGCGTTGCATTCCAGTTTGGCGAGGCTCCCTACATCCTAAACGATGCCCTGTGCCTGACGCAGGCGCAGTGGGACGCTCTCACGCCCGAGGAAGTCGCGGCGATGCAGCAGGCTCGATACGATAACTGGCGCGAGGCCATGACGAGGCCGCCGACGATTGATCCGCCGGAAGAGGTGATCTAGTGGCAAATCGGTACGCTGTAGGCACCGGCACTTGGGACGGGTCTAACACCGGCATCTGGTCCGCGACGAGCGGCGGTGCGACTGGTGCGAGCGTGCCCGGCGTAGGTGACGTAGCGTATCTGAATGCGAACAGTGGTGTGATCACGCTAGGCGCGAATGTTACGTGTGCGATCCTAGACCAGACGGGTTTTTCTGGCACGCTGGATTGGGCTGGATACAAGATTAGCCTAGCGTATAACAACGCGGCGATCTTCGCTGGCTCGACTACCTGCACGAACACCGGCACTCCGCTGATCGAATGCACCTATTCGGGGAGCGTGGGGCAGCGGACAATCACGACCGGCGCGGTAACTGAGGCCAACGCCATCAGTTTCAACATCACCGCCGGCACGGACGCTATTAACTCCCTCGCTGTTTGCCGTAATGTTAACTTTACCGGATTTTCCGGCAATCTGGTCAACAGCGCGCGCACCATCTACGGCAGCCCGACATACTCGCCGACGATGACTGCCACGCCGACCGCAAGTGCCACCACCTTCGCCGCCACCAGCGGAACGCAGGTCATCACGTCGAACGGCGTGACGATGGACTTCCCGATCACGGTGAACGCCCCCGGAGCCACAGTCCAACTGGCCGATGCGCTGACCATCGGCAGCACGCGGACGTTCACGCTGACGGCTGGCGGGTTGGACTTGAATGGGAAGAACCTGACGGCGGGTCTTTTCGACAGCAGCAACAGCAACGTCCGCAGCATCACATCCGGTGCGGGCCAGTTCTACTGCACATCTACGACGGGTTACCCATGGGGTGTTAGTACGATCACTAATCTGACCTTTGTTGATCGTGCCACGGTTAATATCACAGGAGCATCCACCGGGGTTGATTCCCGCGTAATCCAGTGCGGAGCGGTCGCTGAGACTGTATCACCGGACTTCAATATCACGGCTGGCGCTGGAACGGTGACGCTGACGGCGAGCGGCAACGACTCTACGCGCAACGTGAGCTTCATAGGCTTCTCTGGCGTGTGCTCAAGGATCGCACGCTCAACCTACGGCAGCGTGACAGCCTCGCCGACTATGACATTCAGCGCCTCGGCCACCGTCATCAGTTTCCTCGCCACCAGCGGCACGCAAGTCGTCACTACCAACGGCGTCACCCTCGACTTCCCGATCACGGTGAACGCCCCCGGAGCCACAGTCCAACTGGCCGATGCGCTGACCATCGGCAGCACGCGCTCGTTCACGCTGACGGCTGGCGGGTTGGACCTGAATGGGAAGAACCTGACGGCGGGCGCGTTCTCGTCCAGCAACGCCAACGTCCGGTCCATCACCAGTGGTGTGGGGCAGTTCTATTGCACAGTGGCGCCATCGTCTGGTACGAGTATCCCGTTCAACGTTAACGTCACAACCAACCTGACGTTCGTAGACCGCCCGACCATCAACCTCACAGGCAACGGGTCGGGAACCGCCATCCGTCAAATCTATGGGGTCGTTGGCCAAACAGAGGCATTGGCCCCTGACGTGAATGTGACGGCAGGGACAGACACCGTGGCTGCGCCGGTCACTTCAAATATGCCGATCCGAAACCTAAACTTTACCGGGTTCTCGGGCGTGTTATCGAGTGCTGTACGCACCCTATACGGCAACCTGACGCTATCACCAACAATGACTGCGACAGCGACAACCAGTGGCACCACTTTCGCCGCCACGAGCGGCACGCAGGTGATCACGTCGAACGGCGTGACGATGGACTTCCCGGTAACGGTCAACGCGCCCGGCGCGACCGTGCAGTTGGCTGATGCGCTGACGATGGCCGCAGGCCGCAGGCTGACCCTGACGGGTGGCACATTCGACGCCAACAACAAGAACGTCACCTGCGGCAACTACTCGGCAGGCGGTGGTGCAGTCACCCGTGCGACCCTCATGGGCAGCGGAACGTGGACGATCCTCGATGCAGGCTCGGCATGGGATACGCAAGCTGCGGCCAGCCACACGTTTACGCCCGGAACTGCCACGATCCTCATGACTGCGGCAACGGCCAAGATTTTCACGAGCGGTGGTAGGACGTACTGGAACCTCAGCAACGGCGGCGCGGGGTTTATCTCCATCGGCAACGGCGGCAGCACGTTTAACGCTCTGCAAAACACTGTAAGCCCGACAGGCTTCACGCTCCCGGCCAGCACGACCACCACTGTATCCGCCTTGAGCCTAGCGGGCACGGCGGGCAATCTGGTGACCCTGCAAAGCAGTTCGGCAGGCACGCGGGCTACCCTAAGTAAGGCCAGCGGGACGGTCGATGTTTCGTATCTATCCATAAAAGACAGCGCGGCGACGGGCGGGGCTACGTGGCAGGCAAAGCCGCACAACGGGAACCTGGATGCGGGCAACAACACCGGCTGGACGTTCCCGTACGACACCGTAGCGGCGGCATCCATGGCCATGACGGCCTATGCGCCCGGCGTGGAAATCAACGTGCCGATGCCGATGGCGGGCATGACGCTCACGGCGTTTCTGCCATCGGTTGAGATCGTCATTCCTGCGCCATTGGCGGCAATGACCATGACCGCTTACGCGCCGACTTTTAGCGAAGAATATCTCGGCTCGCTGGGCGGTGTCGTCCGGGTGCGCCCGGCGCTGTCTGGCGCCATTACAGTTCGGCCCGCGCTGTCCGGCCAGGTCAGCATCAACTAGGAGGCCCAATGGCCATCTCAATCACGCTTTACCCGAGCTTTAAGACCAAGCTCGGGCAGAAGGCCATTGCGCTCAACGCCGACACGTTGAAGGTCGCGCTGCTGGGTGTTGGCGCGTCCTACAATTCCGCGCACGACGAATGGGCGGATATCTCGGCGCAGGAGATCGCCAACGGCAGCGGCTACACGACAGGCGGGCTGACGCTGACCAACGTGACGTGGACCAATAACGCCGGAACGGTGACGCTCGACGCCGACGATGCAAGCTGGACGATCACCGGGTCGGCGGTCAGCGCCTACAGCGCGGCAATCGTGGACACCACGGCCAGCGGTAGCCCGCTGATCGCTTTCCTCGACCTGGGCGGCATCAACACGGCCAGCCCCGGCGCGCTGTTCAAGCTGCCGTGGAACGCCTCTGGCATCCTGACGCTGGCGTAATCATGGCAGCTACCGACGTTCTTTATGTGGGGTCAGACAACCTGATCTCTGTGGAAAACCTGCGCCTTACGTCCACTGGTGGCTATCTGACCACGGCCACGGTGACGCTGACAAAGATCGAGGATTCGACCGGCGCAACGGTCAGCGGCTCGACAGGCATCACCTTGTCCTATTACGGCACGAACGGCGTCTATCACGGCACGCTGCCGGATAGCGTCTCGCTGACTGAAAACGCGGAATACACGGCGGTGATCACGGCGGTCTATTCCAACCTGACCAAGACATGGCGGCGCACGCTGCGCGCCCGATACGCGAACCAAGGCGAATGAGCATCTTCACCGCACCGCTCGCGGCCATCTTTGCCGGGCCGATGGGCGAAACTGCGCGCTATCGCCCGCGTGTGGGCGCGGCGTTCGCCGTCAAGATGATCCCGGTCACGGCCGGCGACAGCGAGATGCAGATCGCGGGGGCCATGGTGGTGCCGGAACTCATCTACGAGGCCGATGTGGCGCAGTTCGATATTGCACCGCTTGAGCGCGACACCGTGCTTTTTGGCACGACATCCTATTACGTCAAGTCGGTCCAGAAGGTTAACGACAACCTTGTTTACCGCCTCTCGCTGGGCACCACCCGATGACCGTTGCGATCCGCGAACAGGTGATCCGGGCCTTTGCCGCGCTCCTGGCAACCCTGACGGACGAACACGGCGATGCCGTGACGGTCGATCGTGGGCGGGATACGCCTGTCTCGTCGTTTCCCTGCCTGGTCATCGCGGCCGGCAGCGAGCGCGGCGAGGAGCCAAGCTACGGCCAGCTCGACCTGACCATGACCATCGAGGTCTATGGCTACATCCAGCAGGCCGCCGAGGAAGGCGACGTGGACGCGGCCGGCGCTGACTTTGAGGCCGCAGTGAATGACCTTTACGCCCGCACCGTGCAAGCCGTGCTGACTGAGCCGCGCACCCTGGGCGGCATTGCCGTCGATATGCGGTTCCTGTCCATGACGCCTGAAATCGCCATGGACGCCGCGACTAACAGCGGCTCGTTCACCATCGAGTTCGAGATCCAGTACTGGACCTCAAGCGCCAACCCCTTCTCGCAAACAACCGGAGGCTAACCGTGTATCACGCGGTTTCAACGACGGACGGCCGCGTGCCGCCCGAGGAAAAGCTGCGCCTGGAAGCCATCCACGGCAAGGCGCTGGCGGCTGAGATCGTCGCCGAATCCGAGGTGGCAAACGCCTCTCCTGCAAAGCCCACGAAATCCACCCTGGCCGCCCCGGCTGCCATTGATAACGGAGATGCCTGATGGTCGCCTATGTGCGGACACGCCCCCAACAACTTCTGGCCAAGGTGGAAGTCACCGAAGGCACCGATGTTACGCCGACGCTTGCCAGCAACGCGGTCAAAATCGAAAACATCAACTGGACGGAGACGCCTAACGTCATCCAGTCCAACGAGCATTCCGGCGCCCTTGACGTGTCCGCGCCGATTGTCGGCGGCGTCAAGACGACCGTGACCTTCGACGTGTGGGTCAAGGGCCGCTCGACCGGCTCGACCGCTCCCGAATTGGGCGTGCTGCTCAAAGGCTGCGGCATGGCTGAGACGATCACCTCGACCTCGGTCCCGGCTGCCCCCGAGGCGCTGGCGGCTGGCGGTTCGACCACGACCGCCGTCCTCGGTGCGTCCGCGACCGGCACCGCCGATCTCTACAACGGGATGCCCATCACGTTCTCCAGCACGGTCGCGGGTGACAGCTTCATCGCCGACTACACCGCTGCAAAGCTGGCGACCCTGACCGACACCATGAGCGGCGCGCTGGTCGCCACGTCCAACTATGTCATCCCGATCAACGTGGTCTACCGCTTCGCATCATCGTCCATCGCGTCGCTGACCCTGTGGGCCTACCGCGACGGCAAGAAGATGATGGGCGTCGGCTGCCGTGGCACCTACACGATGCAGTGGGTTAACGGAGAGGGCATCAAGTTCTCGTTCTCGTTTATGGGCGTCTGGGTGCAGGCCACCGACACGGCGCTGGGCACGGCGACTTACATCGACACCAACAAGATAATCTGGCGCGGCACCTCGTCCGCTGTCAGCCGCATGCGCTGGAACCGTATCCTCGCACAGTGCAAGACGCTGAGCTTCGATTGCGGCAACACCGTGATCCACCCGGACAACCCGGAAGCCGTCGAAGGCTTCGATCCCGCGCAGATCACGCTGCGCAACGCTTCCGGCTCGTTCGATCCGCTGGAAACCCTGCTGGCCACCCGCGACATCTTCGCCGACATGCGCGCCAACACCACCCGCATTCTCCATGCGCGTGCTGGCTCGGGTGCTGGTTCGCGTGTCGCTGTCACGGCTGCCAATGTGCAGGCCACCCAGAACAACCAGGGCGGCGACCGCGACGGGCTTTCCACCGAGGCCGTCAACTTCCGCTGCACCGGCGATAACGACGCTTTCAGCATCTGCTTCTACTGAGCAGCTACACTCAGCCTTAGCCCGAGAGCCTTTAGCACCTTGGCGACGGTCCCGAACTTGGGGTCGCCATTGAATGCCTTATACAGGCTCTCGCGGCCAAGGTTGGCGTCCCTGGCGATCTGCGTCATGCCGCGCGCTCGGGCTACTGTGCCCAGCGCGCGGATGAAGAATTCGGGGTCGCCATCTTCAAGAGCGGCCTCAAGATAGGCGGCGCAATCCTCGTCGTTTTCGAGGTATTCGGCCGCGTCAAACTTGGCGATTTCGATCATTTCAACTCCTTTGCCATGGCCTTGGCGTTGCGAATGTCTCGGGCCTGAGATGACTTGTCGCCGCCGCAAAGCATGATCACGACGACCTCGCCTTTCTGGACGAAGTAAAGGCGGTAGCCGGGGCCGTAGGTAATGCGGATTTCGCCGACACCGTCGCCAACCGACTTCACGTCGCCAAGGTTTCCTTCGGCGGCGCGCTCCAGCCGAACAATGACCCGTGCCTTTGCCTGACGATCCCGCAGGTTGCGAAGCCAGTCGGAGAATTCAGCGGTGCGGCGGATTTCAAGCATGTCTAACTGTATCCTATCAGATACGGATGGGCAACAATAAATGTAGCCTCACGGATACAAATCCTACCCCGACACTAGCCGTCCCGCTGCTTTCCTCCCCGGTGTGCAGCGGACCCGATAGGGGCTGGAGTCGGGTCCAGCCCCTATCACCTATTCCCGATAGATAGGATACTTCAATGATCACCTCTGCAAAGCAGGTGGACAGGTTCACGCCTGTTGACCATCTGGACGAGGACGGCAAGCCGCGTCCTGGTGCAGTCGTCTATCTTATCAAGACTCCGACGCTGCAAGCCCGTGCTGAATGGCACCGGCACCTGTCGGATCAGGGCGCGAAGCACGTCTCATCGGATACGCTCTATGCGTCCATGCGGCGTGGCATCAACAAGGTCGTCGCCGAGGACCAGCGCGCCGAACTGCTGGCCTTCCTCGATGAATACGAATCCCGGCTGACCGAATACCGCGATGAGATCATCGACGCCAATATCAGGGCGGAAGGGCTGGAAGATGGCAGCGAGGAAGCCAAGGCCATCGGCGCCGAACTGCTGGAAACCTTCGAGAAGATCACCGAGCTGAAAGACCAGATGGACGATCTCGAAGGCCAGATGCGGCGCATGTTCCCGCCCTATGGCCGCAAGTACGGCGAACAGCTTTTCTGGATGCAGATGGCCCCGCTCACCGCAGCGGCGATGTTCCTTGTAGGCGCGGAAAACTCCGAAATCGAGATGAGCCGCACCGCAGGACTGGTATCAGATGAGACGCTGAGCGCTCTGCCGACCGGCCACGCGCTGGAAATCGGCTGGCGCGCCGTGGGCCTGATGAACGCCATTGGCGACGACGCAAAAAACTCCGATGGGCCTTCTTCATCCGCCAGCAAGCCGAAGCCTTCGGCCCGGACGAGGACGGCCCGTGGGACATCTTCGGCGAGCAAGTAGACACCAACCCGGTTGACGACATCCCGGCCTGGTGCTGGGACATGCTGACGCTGTGGGGTCTGTGCCGCTCGCCGGAAGGCGGATACCTGCGGATGCCGGATGAAGGCGGCGTGAACGATCAAGCCGCGTTCGTCATGTCGGCGTTCAACGCGCTGGATCATGTGATGTCGGATTATCAGGACTGGAAGAAGTCGGCGCGGGATGGCTAAGGCTTCCTGGCGCATGTGTCAGGAGATCCACAATGCACGCCGTCGCCAAGTTCATCAGCACGGTAGCAAAGGATCTCCGCGACGACCTGGAATATCGCAAGAAGGCTCAGGCCGAAGGGCTAAGGACGGCGGCACGCGGGCTTGAGAAAGACTTGGAGAGCGCGGCATCGTCTAGCGGCCTTGGCCGTCTGTCACGCGCGTGGGCGTCCGCAGCCTATCCCCGGAAGGGTGTTGGCTCGTTAAGTGCGTCGGCTGAAATCTTCGTGAAGGGCAGCCAGCACACACAGGACGCCATGTATGCGTTCAGCCACGGATCGACCATCCGATCTGGAAGCGGTTTCTTCCTGCTGATCCCGACAGAGAACGCGCCGAAGGTGGGCTTGGGCCGCGACCGTGATAAGCGGCTGGCGGCTGCCGAGGCTCGGTATGGGAAACTGCGGTTTATCTATCGGCGGGGCAAGCCGTCCCTTTTGGTGGCCGACAACGTGCGTGCCCGAAGCGGCAAGCGCGGCGGGTTCGCAAAGGCTTCCGTCAAGGCGTCCGCTGCCGGAAACGTCGCCACCATCGTCGTCTTCATTCTCGTCCCAGTCGTGACGCTGCGGAAGCGGTTCTCTATCGCCCCGCTCGAAGCGAAATGGCGCGCGCAAATCCCCTCGATGATCGCCAACGAATATCAACGCCTGTCAGGAAACCGCAGTGGCTGAAACACGCAATACGATCCGCTGGGATAGCGTCGGCGCTGACAAGGTAAAGCGCGACTATGCCGACGTCCGCACCGCGAACGATGGCGCCGCATCGGGCTTCAAGGCGACTGGCGCGGCTGCGACCCAGGCGGGCGGCGGCATCACCAACCTTTCAAACAGCACCAAAGGCTATGCGGCGCACGCCGAGATTGCTGCGAAGTCTAGCAACCTGTTTAGCGTCGGCCTGGCATCAATTGCACGCTCGGTTGGTGTTGGTGCGCTTCTCGCGGGCGCTGCGGTGGGTATCAAGGCGGCAGTCTCTGCGCTTGATGACCTCGGCGACCAGGCACAGCGCGTCGGCCTGACGGCGGTTGCATTGCAGGAACTTCAGAACGCCGCGCGCCGCAGCGATGCTGATGTAGCGACCCTGAACAGTTCATGGGAGAAGTTCACCAAAGCGACCGGCGAGGCCACCCAGGGCAGCGGCAAGCTCAACGACATCCTGAAACAATACAATATCGCTCTCCGCAATTCAGACGGCACCACGCGCTCGACGATGGCGCTCTATCTGGAACTGGCCGACGCGGCCAAGAAGACCGGCGACAGCACCGAGATTGCCCGTATCGCCATTTCAATGTTCGGCAAGGAAGGTATCGGCCTCGCCTCGATGGTGAGCAAGGGCGCGGACGGTTTCCGAGAAATGTCCAAGGAAGCCCATGAAGCCGGCCGCATCGTCAGCGAAGACCTGGTGCAGGCCGCTGGCGAGATGCAGCATAAATACGATGAGGTGCTGGACACGCTGACGGCCAAATGGCGCACGTTCGCCGTGGTCGTGGCGCAGAGCCTAAATCTGGTGGACAAGACCGAACGCCAGCAGGCGCAGCGGTCCATCGATATTCTGCAACCCCAGCTTAAAGCGCTGAATGCCCGCATCGCCCGTGGCCCGGATGCGAGCGACCAGTCGGGTTTTGACCAGTTGCGCGGCACTGCGACCGCGAAGGCTGAGGCTGAATATCAGAAGTTGTTGGTGCGCCGCACCGATCTGGTTCGGACGCTGCTGGACCTCAAGACCAAGATGGTTCAGTTGGACACGGCGCCGGTCGATCCGGGCTTCGTCGCGCCTGAGAGTGAGGGGGATGCATCGAAGCGCGATGCGGAAGCCACCAAGGCCGCCGCCGCCCGAGAGAAGGCCCAGCGAGAGGCCGCAACCGCGCTGGCCGACCGCCTCCGGTTCGAGGGCGAGGAATTCGCCCAGATGAACAAGATGACCGACGCCATGATGAAGGGCGTTGATGCAACCAATGACGCCACCGACGCTCGGAACGCTTATCAGGCATCGCTAGATGATGAACTGCGCCTGCTGGGCATGAGCGACCGCGCACGCGCCATCGAGATCGAGCGGCTTAACGCAGAGACGGAAGCCGTTGGCATCCTGGGCGAGGCGCGGGCCGCCGAACGCGCCAAGTTCGTCGCCGATGCGATGGCCAAGCGCGGCGCGATCTATGACCAGCAGCAGACGATAGACGCCGCCAAGAAAGCCGCCGAAGAAGTTGACGCCATATGGGAGCAGGCCAAATCCGGCATCTCCGATAGCTGGTCTGACCTTTGGTTCGACATCTTCGACAAGGGCAAGTTCAAGTTCGGCGACTTCGCCAAATCGCTCAAGTCGATCTGGGCGCGGACCATTGCCGACATGATCGCGCTTAGCACCCAGCAGAGCATCGTCCAGCCCTTGTTCAACGCCATGTTTGGCGGGATGCAGGGCGGCGGGACGGGTGCTGCGGGCACGCGGGACGCGCTGTCATGGTTGACAGGTGGTGGAAGCGGCAAGGGCGTTAATGGTGACTCCATGGGGTCGCTCGCTGATCTGGGCGACGGCTCTGGCCTCAAGGTTTCCAACGGTGCTCCTACTGAATTCCAATCCCAATTGGGCAACGCAATGCGTGGTGCTGCAATTGGCGGCATGGTGGGAGGCGGCAAGACCGGCGCGGCTCTCGGTGCTGTGGGTGGCATGATAGGGTCAGCACTCGGCCCCATAGGCAGCATGGTCGGTAGCGTCATCGGTGGCCTGATTGGCGGGCTGATGAAATCCACGCCGAAGTCGATCAGCTCCTATGGAACATCCGGCGTGACGGATTCCATGGCCGCTGGCGGCCTTGACGTGAAGATCGGCAAGGACATGGCCTCGGGCGTGCTGCGCGCGCTGCGGACCTTCTCCGAGCAACTGCTGACGGGTATCGAGAATGATGAATTCCTCGGCATCGTCGGCCAGCGCGGCAAGAAGTTCTTCTTCCAGTCGCAGCAGTCCGACATCAAGAGCGCGGGCAAGGGCAAGTACGGCGCGGTGAAGTTCGACAGCGCCGAGGAAGCCATTGCCGCAGCTATCGAGGCCGCGATCAACTCGGGCGTGGTGAAGGGTCTGACCGACGCCGACAAGAAGCTGATGCGCGCCGCTGGCTCGGTGGAGCAGGCGATGCAGGACGTTATCGCGTCCCACGACTTCAAGCGCGAGTTGGACTTCCAGTTCACCGGCCTGT